CCACTGCTCCAAGTGGCTCCATCAGAACCAACCGCACCTGTCAGCCCTGTGTCACCCGTGATGTCAGCTATCTCTGACCAAGCGTTGCTAACCTTATTGTAAATCTTGTGAGTGACTGAATCGAAAAAGAAGTCGTCGTTGTTGCCGAGACTGGAGCTGGGGGCAGATGTGCCTGTGTACCACATGACGCCATCGCCAAAGTTGCCGCCAATGGTGCGCCCGCGTAGTACAGTTCCGTCAAATAAGGCATTGGGTACTCCAGCAGTCAGGGTAGACCCATCAAACTCACTGGCATCAGTAGAGGAGTTCGGGAGAATTTTACTCATATGTTTCGTTTGCAGCGAGATGCCCGATGCAGTATAAGAGATACCGTAATGACGCCTCAGAGTCAAACATGACAACCGAAAAATACGGGCTAAAGTTCTCCCACCCATTATCTGATTTGGAAGTGGAGCTATATGCTTTCCACCACAGCCGCACCCCTGAGAGTGGGGGGCTGGGCAGGTTTGAGCACTTCAAGCGGGCCACCAATATAATCTGGCCGGATTTGGTGTGGAACGAGTGGCTCGAAAGGCAGACGGAATCCCTCTGTGAAAATCAATGGATTAGCTGGACAGGATGTGCCGCCAGCGGCAAAACTTTTGCGTCCGCGCTGTACTCGCTGACATGGTGGTTGGCTGATCCAATGAACAGCACTGTCATCCTCACGTCCACCACCGCTAAAATGATTAGGAAGCGGGCTTGGAGCAATATCTGCCATCTCCATCGCACATCAGACGGCACCCTTCCGGGCAATATGGTGGACTCAAAAACTACCCTGCAAGCCGCTAAGGGTGATGACAAAAACGCAATCTTCGCGGTAGCCGTGCTCGACGGGGCCACATCCAAAGCAGTCGCTAACATTCAGGGCATACACAGTGACCGCATCCTCGCCATTGTTGATGAGGCCACGGACACTCCTGAAGCTGCCTTTGAAGCTACCAGCAACCTAAGCAAAGGTTGCTCAGAATTTCAGTTCCTAGCCATAGGGAACCCTCAGTCCAAGCTCGACGAGCACGGCAGGTTCTCTGAGCCGGAAGCCGGATGGGAAACTGTGGGCATCGAGACTGAGGAGTGGAAAACCAGTCGCGGGGTTTGCCTTCGGTTTGACGGCATGAAGTCGCCTAACATGAAGGCTGGGCGGGCCAAGTACGAATTTCTCATCACACCCGCGCAGGTGGAGCAGTCCTTAAAATTTGAGGGGGAGTCATCCCCCAAGTTCTGGAAGTATGTGCGTGGGATGTGGTCGCCGGAAGGCATCTGCCGCACGGTGCTAAGTGAAACTTTATGCGACAAGCACGACGTGAGGGGCCAGCACACTTTCATAAGCAACGCCACAGTGCTGGCTGGTCTTGACCCTGCCTTTGGCGGCGACCGCTGTATCCTCCGCTTCGCTCGATATGGCGATCTTGAGTCCGGACTGATGGGCGTGCAGTTGGATGAGATTATGAACATTCAACTCGACGCCTCATCCAGTGAGCCAATCCATTATCAAATCGCAAATCAGGTGCGCGACGCCTGCCGATCTAAGGGATGCTTGCCTGAAAATCTGGCGGTGGATGCCACTGGCGAGGGCGGCGGACTCTGCGACATCATGGCGAAGGAATGGAGCAACCAAATCAGGCGCGTAGAGTTCGGCGGTAAGGCCAGCACCCTAACGGTGTCGCAGGAGGACGCCCGCCCTGCCCATGAGGCATACGCCAATCGCGTAACTGAGCTTTGGTTCTCGGTTCGGGAATGGGTGGTGCGCGGGCAGATAAAGGGAATGGAGAAGGGAACCATCATCGAGTTCTGCTCCCGAATGTTTGACGACGCCAAGCGTAAAATTGTGATCGAGCGCAAAGTTGACATGAAGGGCCGCACCGCGCAGTCGCCTGACTTGGCTGATGCCGCTGTCTTGATCGTAGAGACGGCGCGGCAACTTGGAGCAGGCCGCTTGAATATCCGCTCTGAAACTGATACAAAATGGGAGGATGCGGTGAAGCAATTCGACTCCGTATATGCCGAGGGTTCCTTATATGCTCAAGTGGACGACTAAAAACAGAACACCGCCAGATGGCTGGAGGTATGAGGTGGGGGAGACGAAGGTGCTCGTGAAGGGCAACCACTGGAGCCATTTGCTGGCTAAGGTGGAGGAGCACATGACGGCCAATAATCTACACGTCCCAATCAATCTTGAGGAGTATGTGGAAAATTATATGTGCGGGATTTTCCCTGATAGGTGTAAGGACGTAACTGTTCCCACCCACCCCGATAAGGCAAAGAAAATGACTGTGGGCGATGTGCTGCGGTTCACTGCGATGATCGGGGCCGACATGGTTAATGGGAGAAAGCGGGTGGAAAAGGAGGAGGCGAACCGCAGGGCAGACATATGCGTGGACTGCCCCGACAACATTGACCCAGACGGCTGCACTGGATGCAATCGTGGCCGGATGGAGAAAATGATTGAGGCTTTAACGGGAGCCATCGCCACCAAGCGCGATGCACAGCTCAAGTCTTGCCGCCATTGCGGTTGCATCAATAAGGCTCAGGTCTGGTTCCCTCTGGATATTTTACAGAAATTCACAACCGTCGAGGTCAACAGGGAGTTGCCAACACATTGCTGGAAGAAGAACCATGAGCAAACCAAACACTGAACTGAATCTTGAAAACCTTTCCGAAGGCGGTCAGCCGCCTGAGTCGCGCCTGAACGACGCCGCCGAGGTGGCGACGTTGGTGCAGCGATTGGCGAACGCTGACGAGCGTCGCGCCCAAGTGCGGGCAAAGCTGAAGGGGTTGGTGGATGGCAATAGCCCATATAGCTCCGGGGAGTTAAGAAGCAAAGGCCAAAGCTATCGCTGTAATATAAACTTCCGTGAGTCGGAGAATTTTCTCTCAATGGGACTCTCCGCTTTTTATGACGTGTTCAGCGAAGCCCCCACCTACGCCAACGTCCGCATCAACGCCTCCGACGCCAATGAGTCTGAGGTGTATAGCCGCATCATCACCGAGGAGTTCGACCGACTGCAAAAGCAGGATGATAATTTCGACTACCTCATCCAGCTCTCGCAACACGAGATGGTGCTATACGGGTACGGCCCGATGATATTTGAGGACGATCTGGACTGGAGATGCAAAGCCGTTAGGGCGGGTGACATCCTCGTTCCCGAAGGCACCAAGTCGAACGTGAATGACTGGACGGTTTGCGTAATTCGCAGCCGTTATCAGGTGCATGAACTTTACAGCTCAATCCGCAATGAGGAGGGAGCAGCCGGAGCCGGGTGGAATGTCGCGGAAACCAAGAAGTCAATTATGCAGGCGGCACCAGAGGCGCAGGGCGGTAGCCATCTTAACTGGGAGTATTACCAGCAGCAGCTCCGCAACAATGACCTGTCCTACTCCAGCCGCAGCGACGTTATCACCGCCGCTCACGTTTTTTACCGCGAGTTTCCTACGGACGAAATGCCGGAAGGCGGTATCTCGCACTGCATCATTGACGAGCGCGGCCACGACAATAAGAAGTTCCTGTTCCGCAGGGTGCGACGGTACAAAAGTTGGAACGAGGCTATCCATTGCCTGTTTTACGATAAGGGCGACGGAACATTTCATAGTGTGAAAGGGATGGGCGTTAAGATGTTTGGGGCGATGGAAATAAAGAACCGCCTGCGCTGCTCTCTGGTCGATGCCGCCTTTACCCGCGCCCAGATAATGCTCCAGCCGACCACCCCTGATGCGCTCAACAAGACCAGCCTTATCCAGATGGGGCCAATGGCTGTGCTGCCGCCGGGATATAATGTGGTTCAGCAAAATGTTTCCGGTGCGCTGGACTCAACAATGAGTGTTGCCACTGATCTTGAAGGATTGCTACAGGCCAACCTGTCACAATACAGGCAGCGGCTGGAGAAGCAGGGAAACCCGCGCACGGCCACTGAGGTTGAGGCTATCGTTGGGCAACAGGCCACTCTCGGCAAGACTCAGCTTAACCGTTACTACGAACAGCTCGATGCCCTGTTTGCCGAGCGTTACCGCAGGGCCACCAGCTCCAATGTCACCAAGACTTCCCCCGGCGGGGCCGAGGCTCTGGATTTCCAGAAGCGATGCCGTGATCGCGGTGTTCCGGCTAAGGTTATGCGCGAGATTGATTATGTCCGCGCCGCCCGCACAGTGGGGCGTGGCTCCGTGTTCGAGAGGCGCAGCGTGATGCGCGAGTTGATGGACGTTAGCTCGATGTTGCCTGAGTCCGGCAGAGCAAATGTTATCGAGGATACAATCGCCAGTATGGTCGGATACCAGAACGTGGAGCGTTACTATCCCAAGCCCAAGCAGGACATTGACAAGCAGGAACAGGTGCAGGAGGCGATGAGGGAGAACGCGCTGTTCAAGTTGCGGGTGCCGATACCCGTATCTGACTTGGACTCACACGTTACCCACGCCGAATCGCATCTCTCCTTCGGGGCGCAGGCCGCTGAGTCCATCTCAATGGGCGGCGACCTGATGGAAGTTGCAACCGTGCTGAAGATGCTGCTGCCTCACTTGGCCGAGCACCTTCAAAAGCTGGGGGTGGATGAGGGCCGTAAGGAAGTATTCAAGCTGCTTAATGAGCAGGCAGGGGAGTTGGCTAAGGTCGCAAACCAGATTGTGAAGCAAGTTCAGCAGCAACAACAACAGCAACAACAGCAGCAGGCCGCACAGCAACAGAACGGGGATGGCCTGACCCCCGAAGCCGTTAAAGCGATGGGTGATGAGGATAGGAAAAGCGCAGCCCACGCCGCCGACCTTCAGCGTAAGGGGGAGGCAGCACAGCAGGAACTCTCAATCAGGGATGCGCGAGCTGCTGCCGAAATCCGAAGCCGTTAGTATGAGCAAAGAAGCTATCCAGTTATCCAGAGATGAGGTGTCAATGATTGCCGAATCGCTTATGGCAATCATTGACGCCTCCTCTGATGTGCTAGAAAGTGACTCAATGAACATCGCGGTAAAGGAGGATAGGGAAATCGCCCGCCACCTGTTGTCGCGGATTTCAATACACCTAATTAAACAGCATGACAAATCCAAAGTTACATTCTTTGTCCCAATGGCGGCAAACCCAGAGCTTAATTAGCAAAGCTAATAAGGTGCTCAACGATCCTGTGATGCAGCAAATGCTGCGTGTGCTGGAAAGTGAGCTACCAACTAACCAGTCCCTCCCCATGACAGGCACCGACACAAACGCTTTCGTGTATGCCTATGGCTGCGAGGTCGGTTACAGAAATTTCTTAGCGAAGCTGCGGGCTATGGCCCAGCCCCTCCCTAAAGAGGGGGATATTGTATCTAGCTTCGATGAGAATAATGACAACGAATAAAAACTATGAGTGAAGAAACAAATGCCGCAATCGCGGAGCCAGAGGCCCCAGCATTCACTGGTGAAAGAACTGATCCCGGTGTAATTGCTGAGATTAGTAAAATGCTGGAGCCGGAAGTGAAGGCCGAGCCGACACCAGAGGTGCAGGCCGAGCCGGAGGCAAAGGCCGAGCCGACACCAGAGGTGCAGGCCGAGCCGGAAGCTGACAAAAAATCGCGCAGCTCAGACGATTTCAAGCTCATTAAAACCCAGCGTGACAGTGCAAAGTCTGAGGTGGATCATCTGCGAGCAGAGGTTACTGATCTCAAGAAGCAGGTGAACAGCACTGACTTAGACTCCCTGCGGGCAGAGCGCGATGACCTGTCAAAGCGTTTAAGGGCGGCGTCCATCGAGCGTCACCCTGAGTTTGAAAAGTTCTACACGAGCAAGCTCAATGGGGTCATCGGTAGGGCTAAAGCCACGGCGGGCGATCACGGCGAGCGCATGGAGCAGATTCTAAAGATGGATACCTCGGCTTACCGAGATGCCCAGATGGAGGAGCTGTTCAGTGAGCTACCAACAAGCAAGCAGGCGACTCTGGGCGCATTGATCGCGCAGGCCGATGAGGTTAAAGCCGACCGTCAATCCCAGTTGCAGGATGCCGATAGCACTTACGAGCAGTTGATGTCCAGCCAGAACGAGCAACATGAACAGATGCTCACCAAGAGCCGCAAAACCTTTGAGGACGTGGCCGAGAGGGCGGCGGTACTGGAGGTGTACCAGAAGCGCGAGGGTGATGATGACTGGAACTCCGAGGTGGACTCCCGCTTGGAGCTGGCCCGCAACGGTTTCTTGGGCCAGAGCGACGAGAACCAGTTGGCTATGCTCTCTCTGTGGGGGGCGGCTGGCGAAAAGTACCGCGAACTGCTGGCCACGCAGATCGAGCTTAATCGCAGGCTGCAATCACAGCTTGATGGAGTGCAAAGCTCTACCCCGAACATCTCCTCTGATGGCGGCAAAAATGCCCCTTCAGATGTTAGCTTCGTGGAAAATATGAAACAGTTAATGGAGGGTTAAAATGCCAACAGTGGGAAAAAAACATTTCAAGTATGACAAGTCTGGAAAGGCTGCGGCCAAGCGCGCAGCTAAGAAGTCCGGCAAAAAAATCAAGTACGCCAAAAGAGGCGGTTGACCAAAGCGCAAGTAGGCAGTTGCCTACCGCAATAAGTCCCAGCGATCACGGTACTGCTCAAAGCGGCATACGCGCCATTTTGGGGTGGAGTAGGGGTGCTCTCCGGGGTGCCAGAAGGTTCCCCTCACACTCTTGACTGCGTTAATCGGGATGACGTAAAAGGCTGGCCCTCCACTGTACATCAGCACAACCACAAAGAAGTCTATTTGCGTGGCGTCGTATGGAACTTTGTTGGCCCCTCTGGCGAACAGGACATGGTAGGTTCCTTTTTGTTTGGTGCTGCTGGATTTGACTTGGACGCGGGTGATCCTGCTGCGGGAATCCGCTATCAGGTCGTAGCACTCATTGTCACCGATTGGCCACGACACGCTGAAGCCGTGGTCGAGCAGCCGAACCGCCGTGGCCAGTTCGGCTGCTGCGCCCGCCAACTTCGTGGGTTGTGGTTCGCTTGCTGCCATTCAAGTTCATTGTGACTCCAGCCTGTGTTCCAGCTCCGCGATTACGTCCAATGCCTCGGCAACCCATTCGGGCGCAGCGGTTACGGCAGCAGGGAAATCATCGCGGGCGATGAGGGTCGCGCCGTTGTCCATCCTCACCCCCAGACACCCGCTTGTTAATAATATCACGGACAGCATCGCGGTTGCGGCTTTTCTTTTCAGTAAGGCGTTCATCGGCAGCAATGCGGTTAAGACGCTCCCCAAGCTCAGTGACAGCATCGACGAGGCGAGGCAAAGCTGCCAAGCCCTTCATAGCTGCCATGAGCGCGGGAAGCATCGTTCACCCTATTTCTTGCGAGTTGTTTTTTGGGCCGCGACGTATTCCTTCACGGCATCCACCACCCCCTGCCCGCCTATGTAAGCAGGCACAATCACTACTATTGCGCTGATGATTTTCTCGGCCATCTCAGGGCTTACGTTCGCCCACTCAGTGGCCATAACCAGCACGAGGCCACCGATGGCGACCCACAATTTTCTACTTTTCAGTTTTTCCTTCATTGTCGTCAGTCAAAAGTTTGTAGCACTTTACTACAGTCCATAAAATTGTAACACTGAGCAGGATAATTTTAAGCACCATCTCAATGTCAGCCAGTGACACGGCGGCAAAGACGCCCCCGTTCACCCCCAGTGTTCGCACATAGTCGCTCATAAGCTAAAGGTGGTGGAGCCACCCGCCGAAACGGATGACCCCACCATTGACAACGACTATGGATTAAGTTACTAGTCCGGGCCGCTTAAACAACACGGTTGCACCATGCTCACCAAAGACAGGCTCAAAGGCCATCTCGTAAGTGCCATAGTGGCGTCCGCGCTCATCAAGCTCATCGGCGCATTCCGCCGTTTTGTATGCGCCCGTGACAAACTTCCAATCACCGGAGTAATTGGCAGAGTCAAAGCCGAGGCTCGCTGGCACGGATGCCGGAACCACGAGTTGCTTCATCACTGACGGGACGAGTACAGTTGCTGCCTCGTAGATGCCATTGTTGCCGCTTGCCTGAGACTTGCTCGTGTAAAGCGAGTTGATCTGTGTGCCGCTGCCCTTTGTGGGTGCATCCCCGCCAGACTTGGCTGCATTTTCACTGATGCGAGCGTATCCGCCCCCGTCACGCTTGAATCTGGGGGGGTTGGTAACAACAATATGTCTGAAGTTGCCGATAACGCGATCCGCGCCAATCCGCTTCAACAGCTCATTGTTTTCTGAGCCATGCCGATAATCAAGCCGCAGGTTATCCTCTGCCGCTAACAGCGCATTACTCTGCTCCATCCCGATGATGAGCGGGAAAATAGGCCCATTCGGCCCCATCTCCACATACCCATTGGAATCTCCCTCAGTTGCTCCCGCCTCAATCAACTTGAGAGCAAGCTGGTCGAGATGGGACTGGAGTAATACAACTGTGTCAGCAAGAGTCGCGTCAGTAATCACGCCTGCGCCAACTGCGGTATCAACCAAAACGGAGGGGTCGGCAGTTGTTCCGACGCCATCCAGAGTTACCTGACGTGCCGCAGCTTGGTACTCGTTCTGGACTTTGTTTTCCAGAATGCGCTTGCTGTGTTTTGTGATTTCCTCGATATAGGCTCGCAAAAAACTATCTGCGTTGAACCGATACTTCAGATTCTCACGGCACAGTTGTGGCCCACGGACGGATATTCTTTGTGGGCTAAACGTGTACTGGCTGAATCCCCATTCCACGTCATTCCAGCTACGACCGCAAAGGCCATCACCATTATCCATGTTCACGAGGCTTGAGCTAGTTGTTCCGGCATCATCAATCGCCTGCCATGCCAACTCATCGTCAACAGGCATCGAGTTCTCAATTTTGAAGCCAGTTTGAGTAAGGCCAGTTCCCAGTGGGTACGTCCCTTTGGGGAGTGCATTTAACCACACTGAGTTGTAAGTGGCCTTCCGGTGAACCTCTTGTCCTAATGACTCAGAGGCTGTTTTCATTGCTTCGAAAAATCCTACACACGCCATGATAATTCCTTTTCTTAAAAGGTTTTAACAGGAAAAGCGGAGAAGCCAAACGCGACCTCAAGTGACACTTCACCTGCTCGTCCGATTGGCCATGTCGGTAGGGCCGTGTGGTGCGCCACGCCACATATGGCTATTAAATTGTCTTTGAGCTTTTAGGCGGAACTCACCCGCATTACCTTTATATCACTGAATGACGGAATTTGTTAAGAGGTGCGCGTAAGAAATTGTACGACGTATTTTCTTGTGTAGTACAAATGGCTCCGCTACGATGCCGCTCGTTGGCACAAAATATGGCTTCAGGAGATAATACAAACATGAAAATTACCACCGAATACACAGGCGCAGGGGAGCGTTACGTCATCAACCGCACTGAGGGTGGGAGACGCCGCCGCTCCTACTTCAAAGATCACTCAAGTGCGGAGGCCGCGTTGAAGCTGATCCGTGACCGAACGCGAAAGGAGGGAAACCTGTTTGCCTCCTACAGCGAGGCGGAACGGTTCCAAATGGTCAGCGCATTGGAGCGGGCGCGGGAGATGGGAACCACCCTCTCTCTGGCACTGGACGGATTGGTTAAGGCGCGGCACACCGAGGAGCTGCGAAGGGTCGAGTTGGGCTGCTACGACCCGAAGGATGAGGAGGGCTACGGCGCGGTGCAGGAGTGCGTCGAGGAGAAGGTTGCCCGCAACTACCGTAAGCGCAGTGTCCAGTCGCTCTCCTCCACCCTCAACCGATTCTCTGGGGCGCATCCTCGCGCCTGCGTGGGCGACATCACTGGGCAGACTATATTCCGGTGGCTGGATAACGGGAGGAAGTCCAGCGGGAAGCCGTGGTCAAGCCGCACCAAGAATGGCTACTTGACCGACATCACAACTCTCTTTAGCTGGTGCCTGAAACGCAAGCTAATCGACTCCAACCCTGCGGACGATGTGGATGACTTCTTAATGACACAGCAGGAGGAGCGGGAGATGGAGGAGCGCGTCGAGATTATCCTGCCCGACCAGCTTGGGTTGCTGATGAGGGCGGCACTGAGGCTGGATAAAGGGGTGGCGCGGCTCCTCTCCTTTATCTACTTCGCGGGCCTGCGAACCGAGCGCGAGGCGGGGATGATGCAGGAGTCCTACATTAGTGACCAAATCTATGTGCCGCCCCGGCTGGCAAAGGATCGACAGGAACGATTCTTCACTCCCCATCCCACCCTAAAGACATGGCTCGACGCCACCACAGAAGCCGTGCTGCCGCTGGATAACCGGGCCAAGCGAATTGCGGCGGCGGTGAAGGCGGCGGGGTTAGTGGGGGAGATTCCCCGCAATGCAGGTCGGCACAGTTTTGCAAGCTACCATCTGGTGCTCCACGGGAAAGGGGCCACGCTGGATGTGCTGGGCCACGGGAGTGACCAGATGCTTTTTTCCAACTACCGCAGCGCGGTCACGAGGGAGATGGCAGAAAACTACTTTGACATTAAGCCGATTTAGATTCTGCCCCTATGAAAAGGAGGGAGGGGTCACTGTTAATAACTGCTGGACGTTTTTGTTGACACCATATGTATCACATGATAAGACTTGCGCGTGATGACGAAGGAAGGTCTAAAAAAGGTTTATCCAAAGCTGAATTTCCGTGTAACCCCTTACATGAAAAAGGCTTTGGGGGAGGTGGCTGACCGCGCCAACTCCACCCAATCAGCCATCATTAAGCACTGCCTCGCGGCGGAACTTCCCAAGCTGAGAAAAAAGTATGGACTGTCTTAAAACAACGATGGCGATTGATGATTTTGGCAAGCGGATTCCTGCTAGTGAGGAGGCTGAACGGGCGGTGCTGGGCTGTATCTTTAACGAGCCGGGTCTAATCTCGCGGGTGGCGGGGGAGTTGCCACTGGAAGCCTTTCACGATTTGCGGCACAGAAATACTTACGCCGCCATGTGCGACCTGTTCGATGCTGGTAATCCGGTTTCTGAGATCGGCGTCAGGGAGCAGGTGGGCAGCGATGACTCCGTGGGTGGCTTGGTCTACATGGCTGGATTGACTGACTCCGCGCCCTCGTCTCATTCCTTCGACTACTTTACTGAATTATTGACAAAGAAGGTGTGGCTCCGTTCGGTTCAGGATTCCACTCGCAACATCCAGCGGCTGATTGATTCCTCACACACTGAGGATGTCTCCAGCGAAATAGAAAAATCACTTTCTTCCCTCCTTTCGCATGGTGGTGGCGACGAGGGTGGGGAGGTCGGTATTAAGGATGCTGTTAGCGCATCCATTGCCTCGATGGAACGTGCCATTTCTAACGATGGCAGCTTAGGCGTACCTACTGGCTTCCCTGCCCTCAACCATCTCACCGCCGGGTTGCGAGCGGGGGATTACTGGATTATCGCCGCCCGCCCCAGTATGGGTAAGACCTCGCTGGCCATGAACATTGCCGAGTACGCGGCTGTGGAGAAGGGGATTCCAGTTGGCATCCTCTCAATGGAGATGACCGCCGAGTCGCTGGCCACGCGCATGATTTCAGGTCGTGCGCGAGTGGATGCTGGCACCATCCGAGATGGGCGATTCAACGCGGGCGAGATTAAGAAAATCACAGTCGCTGCCGCCCCCATCTCAAAGGCACCAATTTTCATCGACCAAACGCCGTCCCTGACGGACACACAAATCCTCTCCCGCGCACGGCGGATGAGAACCCAGCACGGGATCAGGCTGCTTATCGTGGACTATATCCAGTTGGCTCATGCCAGAGTAGGCAACCGCGATCAACGCTGGCGCGAGGTCGCCATAATTTCTGCATCCCTCAAGCGGGCCGCTAAAGAAAATGACATCGCCGTACTGGCTCTCTCCCAGCTCTCACGCGATGTGGAGCAAGCGGGGAGAGAACCGCGTCTCAGTGACCTCCGAGAATCTGGCTCGCTTGAGCAAGATGCTGACGTGGTTGGCTTGCTCCACCGCCCCTCCCCAGAGAAGGATATGAATTTTGTCCACCTCCGTATAGCCAAGCAGCGCAACGGGCGCGTGGGCATCGTGGAACTGGATTTTGTACCGAACGAAACCCGCTTTGTGCAACACCTGCCGGAAATGGGATGAACTCAACTGGGCCACAGGTGAACGGTAATGAGCTAACGCTGGTGATACAGGGCTTGGACAATGTGCCAGCCTTCAAGAACAAGAAAATCATATGTGGCAAAAGATTGATAACCGCACCAAAGGCAAGAATGTGGATGGAGTCGGCTGCGACCAATTTATACTTACAGTTGAGGTGCTTGTTTCAGACAAGCGGCGACGCGACCTCGACGGAGCACTGGCAACAATCTGCGATGTCATCGTTGCCGTCCGACGACAACTGGAAAGCGATACCACAAATTTGCGTAAGCGTAAGGCAGGTGGAAAAAGGTGAGCAGGGAGCCATCATCCACCTGAAAAGAATTTCCCAAGAAACGGGACAGTAAACATAAACATAAACATAAACATAAACATAAAAAATGAAAAAAGACGACAGACAGGTAGTGGTGGTTGGTACAGTCTGGTATCAGGCATTGGACAAGAAGAATGAACTATCCGATAAGTTCCAAATTGACTTGTGCCAATTAAAATCAGCCGAGGTGAAGGTGCTGGAGGCCATTGGGCTGGAGGTGCATGATGGTGGCGATAATAAGCCTTATCATAAACGATACATCACTCCAAAAGCCAATAGACAGGTAGTCATGGTGGACGCCGATAAGGCAGCGTGGGACATGACTAAAGTGCTCGGAAACGGCACCCTGATTAAATGCCACGTTAAGGCATATGACTACGACTACAAAGGTAATAAGGGCGTAGCCGCTGGTTTGCAGGCAATTCAGGTACTTGAACATACCAGTTATGATCCCGCTGGCGTGTTTAAGAAGGAGGCTGAATACATCACTGCCCCAGAGAACGACGACGTTCCATTCTAAATGGATACACAGGCTGCGCGTGAACTGCTCGCCGCCGTAATTGAGACGGCTGTCTGGGATCGACGGCTGGCAGTCACGCGCAACCTCGTTGATGAACAGGCAAAGCCCGTATTCAACCCTGAATGCAAGATGCGAAATGACAAGTGGGGAGTCACCAGTGGCCTTCATTATTTTTTTAAGCGCGGGGGGCTGGAAACAGTGATCGAATGGGGTTCTTTTAATTTGGATGTAAAAAGGATTAAAGAGAGGTCGGAGGAGCTATTATGAATGATGAGAGGAAGGGGGCGATTAGCATGAGTGCAGCCCCGCAGTTGGTGAAATGTGCGAGGGCGGCACAGATGCAAAGGGGGATTCCAGATCGAGGCAGTAAGGAGTCGAGGGCAGGGGATGTAATGCACGAGGCCGCAGCGGGGAAAGACGTAGCCCTCACCCCTGACGAAGCTGACTTGGTAAGGAGGATGCTGGAGCAGGAAACAACGGCCCGCATGATGGTGTTCGGCACCGACCCGATTCATGTGACCCGGCGGGAGGAACGTCTTTGGTCTAACAATGGAAAATTCAGCGGCAAGCCAGACATTGTAATGGTGGATGGCGGCACCGCGCTGATAGTTGATTACAAAACGGGCCGCATCCCAGTGGCCCCAGCGGCAGAGAACTGGCAGATGCGGGGGTACGCTACATTGGTGGCGCAGAACTGGCCCGTGAAAAGGGTGTTCGTATCCATCGTTCAGCCCCTCTGTGGCGAACTAACCCTGCACAAGTATGAAGGGGCAGCACTGAGGCGGGCGCGTTATCTTGTCCATGCGCTGGTGCGGCGGGCCAATAACCCAAAAGCCAAACTGAACCCCGGCGAAGTCCAATGCAAATACTGCAAAGCCAAGCCCATCTGCCCCGCGCTGCAAGAGGAGTCACTGGCTCTGGCGAAGCTGGGCCATGACGTGTCCGCCTTTGAAGGGAAGCGGCTCGCTGAGTTGCTGGACAGGTGCAAACCCGTGGAGGATTTTATTAAAGCCCTGCGCGAGAGGGCGCGAGAGATGCTGACTGTAAAGAGTGAGGCCGTGCCGGGATACGGCCTCAAAATGGGCCACCGCCGCCGCAAGATCACCGACAACGGAAAGGTTTACGAGGTGCTGGCTGACAGTGGTGTCCCGCTTAATGACATTCTCGGCATCGCAACATTCTCGGTAGCCAAGATCGAGCGGTTGGCGCGGGAGCGAGATGATCTCTCGGCCTACGAGGCGAGGGAATTAGTGGAGGAAGCTCTGGGAGAGTTGATAGAGGTGAGTGAGTCGGAACCAAAGCTGGAGAAGGAAGTATGCCAAACCGAATCATAAGAGCCGACATCCTCACCAGTGAAAGGGTGAACAAATTGAGCATCCAAGCCGAGTGCTTTTATCGGCGGCTTATGTCCATTGTTGACGATTATGGCCGTTATCACGGAAACCTTACACTTTTGCGTAGTTCCTGCTTTCCACTGCGAATTGACACAGTGAAGGAGAAGGGTATTGCGGGGTGGATAGCCGAATGTGAGGAGGTCGGGATACTTTCTTTGTACACCATAAATGGCAAAAACTACTTGGAAATTGACAATTTTGGGCAGCAGCGACGGTCTAAATCAAAGTTCCCAGAGCCAGAGGTAGAGGGAGAGTCTGCAATCATTTGCGAACAAATGTTATCAGATGCTGACAAGTGCTCACCTAGTCGTAGTCGTAAACGTAGTCGTAGTCGGGACGAAGCGGAGAGCAAAAAAGCTGACAGCAAGAAGGCCAAGCGCATATCGGAGATGGGGCCGGAGGAGTATCTGGAGGACTTAATTGCTCGCCCGGAGTTTGAGGGAATAGATGTTCGGCGTGAGGTGGAGCTTTGCCGTAAGTGGTGTGAAAAGGGCGGACACACTCTGGGGCGCAACCGGATCGTTAACTGGCTCAAGCGGTCAGAGAAGCCAATCAACATAAAAACTGAATCTACAGGGCCACGGCTGGAGGTGGTTCGATGACACTTTGCGGCACCGGGATTTCCATATGGTGGGCGACCTCCTTCTGCGTGGGGGAGAAATCCCACGCAGTTTCCTGTCCACCCCCGGTGCCGCTTTCAATTATGAAACCAAGACGGCGACAAAAGCAGAGCAAGCCCACTCCACTGGGGATAGAGTCGGTGGCGGGGCAACTGGCTGAGAAGCGTGGCCGCGAGGCCATAAAGGCATTCAGCGACGCCCACCCCTCACTGGACTACGTTTTCACCAACCCAAAAAAGTTGGCGGTGGTGGATGGGTTTGTTGTGGACGCGCACCGCAACACCCTCTACGGCGTCATCGAGGCAAAGTCCCGCGACATGACGCTAAAGAAGCTGCGGGGGGATTATGACAACAAGTGGATGCTGTCAGTTGCCAAACTGGGGAGGGGCCGCTTGATGAGCGAAATGCTTTGCATCCCATTCATCGGCATCCTGCGCCTCAATCCTGACAAGAAATTTCTCGTGATCCAGCTAACCGACAGCAATGGCAAGTATGTGGTGGATTACGAGGAAAAGGAAATAGTCACCCAAGCCACCATTCGTGGCGGTAAGAAACTGGAAATGAATGCCTTCATCGGGATGGAGGAAGCAAAGGAGTACAAGCTATGAAAACACAAAACACAAACAACAAAGCGCGGGTGGATGCCACGCTGGAACAAGCGCGGGAGCTTTTAAGAAGCGTCCGCCTGCGAGTGAGGGCCATCGACGCCGAACTGAATGACCTGAACCGGAAGGCGCACTTCCTTCACCTGCAAATCAATGGTGAAAATGATGAGGTCAACGAGGACGTGGACGCTGCCAGTAACGCTTCAGCGGATGCGTTCGGCATAGCCGTGAACCAGATGTTCCAGCGCAACCGCCGGGAGGTGGTGGTGCAGGCGCGATGGGCGGCGTGGAGCATCCTGACAGAAAAGGGGTACACCCCCAGCACCATCGCCCGCGCCTATAAACTCGACCGCACCTCCGTTCTGCACGGATTGAAGCGGATAAAGGACTTGAGGTTCAACCGCATTGCCGCGAGCAAGATGCGTTCACTGGAAAAAGCGGGTTATAACGTGAGGTGGTAATTATGGCAACTGACGAAGAACGACGAGAAGAATATCGACGCAATGCGATGGATGACAGTTCGTGTGAGTTCTGCCACGGGCGAGGCTATCTCACCGCAGATAGCGGCGGGGCAGGGCCAGCGTATGCCTGTCCCGACTGTGACGGAGAGGAGGAGGAATAATGAAAACAGAAAATGAAATTGACCTAGATAACGTCATCTCAGGAGGGGTAGTGAGTAATCCATTTTGCTTCACCCAATACTGTGAGACTGGGGATGAAAACAACAGGATTACCCACGTTGAAATCAAAAACATAAAGGGGGGGGATAAGACTGGTGAGTGCGTTGATCTGCACTTTGAGTCAGAGGAAGGGGAAAACTGGGTTCTCTCCTTCGATTTCAGCAGAGGAAGAACGTGTGTTACGACTGGTCGTGACTACTACCGTGAGCGAGAGAACATCACGGTGAGCATCACTGAGGGACAAAGATGAAAACAGTAATCCACGTCAACCAGCACATTGTTAAGCGCAACAAAAAAACAGGAAGCCGTGACCCCGTGCTCACTGTTAAAACGTACAAATCGAACGACTATGGCCACCGCGTCACTATCAACGGCCCCAGTCGAATAATCTACAGGCCCGACAAGCCGCTCAGTTGCGGGGCAGCGTGCTGGGTGGAAACCGAATCAGAAGTGGAGGTGATGTGAGGAATATAGGAAATGAGCGGTGACGTAAACCAGTTCGATGATGAACTGCGGCGAGTGATCGAGCGGCACCGGGCCGAGAACGACTTGACTTACGCTCAAGCCGTTGGCGTACTGTACCTGATCCTGTCCGATCTGGCAGAGGAAGCAAAGGAACCAGACAAATGAAAAAGAACAACACCGATATAGCACTGGATGTGGCCACTTGGATCATCGCATTCAGCCCCATCGCCCTATTCATCCTATGGGTCATCTCTGAGAGCCTTTGATTGCTCCCAGAGGCTCTGACGCCTAATTACCACCACAATGCCTCCTACACCCCATAGCGGCCCAAAGAATGGCCCCACAGTTCCCACTCCTGTCCCCAGCATGAAGCAGTTCTGGATTGACTCCGCTCACAAGTGGCTTGCTGATCCCACCGCTGACAGCGGGTTGCTTCACACGGCAAGCCAAGCCGTCAAGCTGGCTGACCCCGCCCTTTCCCAGCAATGCCTTCAGGAGTGCCGGGAGAGGAGAAAGAGGCAAAAGTGAGGGAGGTTGATTACGTTCAATACCGCGCCAGCCCAGACGGAGGGAAGGGGTTGATTGCTTGGCCTGATCCGTTCCCCACCTGCCGTGACTGCGGCGTTCAACTGCGATGGCAGTGGAGAGGGGGTTCTGGCTACACACAGGGCCGATGGCAGTGCGGGCTTTGCGCTAAAGTTTTCATAATGCCAACGCCCGCCGTTAACTGGTTGCCGCTGCCCCCAAAGGAAGCCGAAGAATGTCTGCGGGAAATGGAACGACGAGGGGGAGACGTTGAGAGGGAATGGGCCAAGATGCGAGCCGCCGATGCAAAGGCCGAGCGACAGAAGGAAGAAGCCAAAATAAAAGCCAAGAGGAGGGCCGAGGATAAAAAGCGCAGGGCCGAGGAGAAGGCCGAGAAAAAACGAATCAGTCGGATCATTGCCACCTGCGTCCGATGCGAAATACTGTTCTTCCCCAACGCCGACAGGGATCACTTTATCGACTTCCCCAAAGAGAAGAATTTCTGCTCAAAAAGATGTGAGGCTGCGGCAGAAGCCGGGGCCGAAATGTGCAATGAACCCCACGAGTGGCACGGACGGTATGGCTCCGACCCCGAAGAACAAAGGAGGTTCGCAGAGTTCCTGAGTCACGGAGGGTACGATTGGAACGGGGAACTTAGCAACTTCCCTTAACAATCTCCCCCGCCCGTGTTAGCCTTCAGAGATGCGGGTAAAGGTTCTAAAGAAAAAGCTGGGCCGCTCACAGGCTTGCGGCGTCGCCCTGTGCGGCGACCGCACAATTATTCTTGACCCCCGACCCCGCGAACACGGTGGCCCTAAAGGCTATCTCGGTACAGTTATTCACGAGGTTATCCACCTGCTCGACCCGCACCTGCCAGAAGAAGAAGTCGTCAGGCGCGAGAACACGCTGGCTCAAGTCTTATGGAAGGAGGGCTACCGCAAAATAGAGGAATGACAAGACTATGCCGTGGCCCCCACCGGATCAGCCGACGTAACCTCAACCTCCACAGCTCCAACCTCAATCTCCGAAGGCTTCGGCAACTGCGCCATCACGTTAATGTTTATCAATGGCTTATCCCCATTGCCTTCCACCCCGTGAACCTTACGCATCTGGTTGTCCAACTCCACCCAAGCCGAGATAGCCTGCCTCATCGTTCGCAGGTCGCCCTGCTTCATCGCTGTCACCGCTGACTCAAATAACAAGTACAACTGATCCCCAGTCCGCACCGAACGCTTTAGATGCTCCTGCACATCCAAAGGCTCCATAGCCCGCGACTTGTCCGCGCCCTTAACCAACTCATCCGCAATCTGCTCCGTCACCCGCCGCCGCGCCCCCGCCTGTAACTCCTCCCGCTGCTTGTACCACTTCTCCTTACCCGCAATCTGGTTGAGGTAGTTCGCAGAACAGGCGTGCTTACGCGCCAACTCAACGAGGTTGATGTCCGAGGCGAAGAACTCGTCCCTGATCTGATTCCACTTTAATCGCTTGGCCATATTTTTATTCCTGTATGTCGGACAAATGGTATCACGCTGACACCGAATGTCACCCTGTTTATTCCGCCTAACACCATTAGCTAACCTAATAAGCCCGTCCCAGTGAGTTAATGATCCTAATAGTTTGAAAACCCAGAAAATTCCGTACACCCATATACTACATATGGCCCCGCAAAAGGGGGGGTGGGGTGCGGTTTTGGTGGCGGCAGAGCGCGGTAATCATGCTTTGAACCTGAAGCCACTCCACGAAACCGGGCGCGTGCGGGCGCGTCGCCACGAATCGACGCAGGCGATCCGCCAAACTCACGGCCTCACGCAGATTGAACGAATCCCGCTTTCCCGGTGCATATACCATGATGAAAAAGACAGTGTATCAAATCATAA